ACATGGTACTTGTTGACCATAGATAAGATGTCCATCTTCATATTCTTCTAAGAAGTCGATTGGTCCGCCACAATAATTATGAATTACTGAATTACCGTATCCCATAGCATCAAAAGCTGGAATGTTCCACGCTTCACCAAAACTACAAGATACGAAGCAGTGACAAGCTAAATGCAACTCTTCTATTTCTGTGTCTGTTAATCGGTCAGTAATAATTCGTTCTTTAATATAATAGTTATTATTAGGATATAATTTCATTCCAGTTTTAACATCTTCACATAAAGCAGCAATATTACCATTACTTTTGATGACTAATTCTACTGGGTCAGACCTATTAAAAGCTAAATGAAAAGCATTTATAAGACCAGCAATACGTTTACGCCTAATATTTTCGCCAATAAAATAGAAACGAAATACGTCAGAAGGACGCTGAATTGGATTAGAATATTTAGTAGCATCGAAAGCGTGTGGGACTAAATAGACCGGTTTAGTTAACTTATTATCTTTATGGTCTAATACCATTTCATCATTTGGAACCCAAAGTTCATCCATTTGATTTAGATAACGATGCCAACCAGAATTCCACCACTGATTGGTTTCAGTAACAAATAGTCCAATATTCTTCTTAAATTTTCCATTAGGAATCATTAAGTGTGGTAATAAATGTTGGATGTTGATATCGCATCCGTCAGATGATTTCGATAGGCAGTTAGAAATTACTCCATCTTGTTCTATATCTGGTGAATCTGGATTAGGTTTAATAGAACGAGCAACTATATCGTGTCCACTTTTAACTAATGCGTGAACATAACCTCTAGCTGCCGCACCCCAACCAGTTTGTTCATCTAAATGTCCTATAAATAATACTTTAGCCATTTGTCCTCATTTTCTCAAAGAAATTACGCTTTTCAGCCTGATTTCTCATTTCTTGATATGCTTGGTCCCTATTAAACTGTCTACTAGAACCGTGGTCTAACATAGCAAATTCATTTAAATCAAATCCACCACCGATACCAATTGTACATCCATAATTTAAATCCTTTAAAAGTCTAGTATGCATATATGAACCAATTCTATTTGGCTCACCAAGTACATTTGCAATTAAAAATTTAGAATATTCACTATTTGATAATTTACTATGGTCAATTTGTTCGGCTATTGGATATATTCTTGGTGGAGATTTCCAGTTAGCTTCTAATTTATTAAAATCTAATGTTGACCAATGATTGATATATGTTTGTGCAGCTTTATCATAACCATAATGCTCATCATATCCTTGGCGAGCTAACATGCCAGCACGATTACGTAATGATTGTGGTAAACTAAAAAATTTGGTTAATTGCTTAACTAAGTCATCATTATCTGGAACCGCCCTCATACATGTTGTTTCTAATTCTCTGTATAATGTTTTAACCTTAATAGGCGTTCCATTTAGTTTACGAACAACATCAGACATAGCAGAATAATCAACAGACATAACTGGAGTTCCACATGCAGCTGCTTCTAACTGTGGTATACCTAAAGATTCTGAATTTGCATATTGAATGTATACATCAAATAAATTATATATCTTATTAAAAAACTCATTGTCTACGCCATTTTGCACGCTAGCACAAGTAGCAGTTTGTTTACACCTCTTACAAATTACGCCATAATCAGAAAAGAAGGCTGGAAATGTTAATCCACAACCTTTATTTGGTTCACTTGTACTACAACGATAAGTCATTAAAACTTTATTAGATAATCCATATTCATTGATTAATTCATCAATCATCCAAGGATTTTTATCAGGAAACGATGTGTGTAAGTAGAGTAGGACATCATTTCGTTTACTAGAATCTAAATATTTTCTAAAGGATTCAAATAAATCAGGAAACAATTTACGTCGTTGATTACGCATAACAGTACCAACGATTTTCATTTTTTCAAGACCGAATTGTTCTTTTAGAGCTAATTTATCTTCCGGAACAAATTCTTTTGGGGCACCACCTGGACAGCTATTAAATGTTTTAGCTAATCCATTGGATTCAGAATTTATAAGATTAACGCCCCAATCAGTATAAGAAGTAATACTATCCAATCGTGGAATAATATTCTTTGTAGATGTTGGCTGTTTCTCTGCGTCAACCGCTAACAACCAACTTAAATGATAATATGGTCTATATGGAGACTCTAATTGATATTGACACATCCAGATGTCGCGATTATCATAAACGATATGTGGCTTAACCATATTCACCACATGTTCAAATTTCCATTGTCCGAACTGATTAACCGGATGACTACCATAGTTATCTTCCTCATTTTTGTTTCCGCGTTGAGGTAGATTACCAATAAATTTCCATTTTACTGATTCCGCTCTTGGGTCTTCATTTGACCCATAAGACCCAAATTCATAAATATCAAATAATCCACTATCGTGTAATCGAGATAGAATCTCTCGACTGTAAATAGAATATCCTGTTGATAAATATGATGCCTCAGAACACCATAGTAGTCTCGGTTTAATCATTATAATTCCTAATTAGGATGATACTTCTGTTGCTGGAACTTCGTCTGTCTTAGAACGTTTTTGTCCAGTGTCTTTATCAACCCAATTATCTTGCCTTGGTGTGGCATCAGCGACATAAATTGGGTCGCCCTTACTAAAGTATTTACAAATTACTTCTGCCGCCTTATCCCATACAACAAAGTCAAAGAAATGAGTATCTTCCTTAACTTGAGCATCTTTACCACGAATTCGTTCATGAAACGCAATACGAAATTCTGAAACATTTGTTCCATTCTTCGTCTGGGTTAGAACTGGTTGTGTAGCTAGATACCCGATTCCACATGCTCGCATAAAAAACTCCTCTACAAAATACGTGAATTAATAACCTTCACGCGAAATTAAAGAAACTAACGAATTATATCCTTCAAAAATACCTAAATTTTCTGCCGTTTGTCCATCCATAGTAGAAAAAATAATATCAGAATATTTATTAACAATTTTCTTTTCTAAAGCTTTTTCTTCTTTAGATAATTTAATTGGTAAAATTTGAATTATTTTATCTTTTGGTAATAATCCATCAAAATATTGAATTAAACTAAGATGTAGGTCGCGATTAATAGCTTTAAGAATAATGTCCGTTTGAACCATTAATCTAGACATATATCTAGGAACAGTGTCGTCAAATACCACATCATTATACTTGACACGCACCCCATTGTTAAGTAGAAAATAAGAAATTTCTAATTCTGGCACGTTGGGTTGTCTAAGTATATTTTTGGGAAATACAGCTTTACAGCCACCATCAATTTTGATTACATCTACATAATATTTATTCTTAATAAAATAGTTTATTAGTTCATTCATTTAAATTTGCTTTGCTAGTTTAATCATAAAACTTCCCTGTTTAGTCTTTTGACCATACAGGAGAACTGTATTATACTTGTGTAATAGGTTGCAATAATCTAACCATTCTTTACAGAAACAAACTACGTTGTCCAAATCACCAGAGTTATCTCCGACTTTTAGAAAAGCCATCTTTTCTCCGGCAGATTTACCCTTTTTAACCGTTGTTTCTTTAACGTCTTTTATTTCTACAGAAAGAATAGATTCTGATTCTTTACCATTTACTATATCTAAACAACTTGAATTAGATTCTAAAGTTGAAAGACCGTCTAAACTACTACAAGTAAGTGGAACACCTAATAAATCTTCCTCAATCTTATTTATCCATCCCGGTCTATCTATCAATTCGGATGGTGGATGTCTTAATGTCATGATTAGACTTAAGATAATATCTTTGCGTACTGGTTTTAATGTGCAGTTTTGCACTAGATTTTGTAATGATGCTTCTAGTGGTAAATCACTAGTATTATTAATTACAAAATTTTGTTCTTTTTCAGAAAGTTCATAGAAAACTGTATACTCATGAAGCATTTTTCTACGAGGAATATTGAATAATTGTAATGCTCCAGCCATTATGATATTGTTAACGGCTGTTTTAGTCACATTAGGTGTAACGAGATACAAAAACTGTTCCCATGAGAAATCTTGAATCTTTTTATTCAGTTTTTGTTCGACTTCATTTATAACTGTTACCAACTTTTTAACAGCAGCATCACCGACTCTTTTAATATTACGAAGACCGAAATATACATTTTTGTTATGTAATATAAAGTCATCACCATTATGAACTAATGTAATATCTGGGCGATTAATTGGAACCTCAAATAATTTAGCATCAGTAACTAATTGAGAGATTTCTTCTTGTGGAACAATCTTTTCTTTAGCGTATTCTAACCAATGGGTATAGAACCATAATGGAAAGTGATGTTTAATATAGGCGGTAATATATCCTACTTCAGCATATTCAATTGCGTGAGATTTATTAAATGAATACCGTTCGCTTTTTCTAATCCAACTAAAAATTTCTTTTGCTTTTTCTTCGTCTACAATCCCGACTTTTTTGCACCCATTAATAAACTTTGCTTCAACTTCGGTCATTAATGCCGCGTCTTTTTTACCCATTGCTCGACGTAGAATATCAGCATCTTTTAGGTCGAATCCAGCTAATTTTCTAGCAATAAGAAGAGTTTGTTCTTGATATAGAATAATTCCTCTTGTCGAACCTAAAATTTCAGATAATGACTCATGTGGATAAGCTACTGGTTCTTCACCACTTTTTCTATCCGCAAAGTGTCTAGTCAATGATTTATTATCTAACATTGATTTAAGAACACCAGGACGAATAGCACTAATAATTGCGGCTATATCTTCTATTTCATCAGGTTGAATCTGTTTTGACCAATGTTGACCAAGATATGTTTCAAATTGAAATATACCTTTAATATGTCCGGAATGGAATAAATCCCATGTTGGTTTACAATTCTTATTTAGATTATATACATCTAAATCTATTGCTGGAAGTCCATCAATATCAGATATATTCTCATCTAATACATTGAACTCACAACCACATTCCATCTTATATTTATTCATCTTTTTTACCAAAACATCCCTTAAAATTAGTTTTTGGACCCATAACTTTACTAAATTTTAGGAACCGAATTAATATCTTTGCGGTATCCTCTACATCTTGCACAGCATTATGTGCCCCGTCTTTACTCATATCAAAATAGTCTCTAGTATTATCCAGACTAATAGATTTAATATCAGCAAGACCAAATGACCAATATGCCCACAACCTCATACAATCCATTACGTGGATAGGGTGGAACAGATTATTTAACTTATAGGTTTCATCATATGGACCAAATTTATATGGTTTTTCGCCACAAATTCTATTGATAATCTTCATATCATAGTTTTCAACATTCCATCCAGCCGCTATTGGTGCTGTCCACTTAGTCTTTTTATAATTATACAGATTAACCCATTCACCAAATCGCTTCCATACAACTGATAATTCTGGTGCCTGTTCTAGTGTAGACTTCTTAATTTTAGTAATATCTATTACTTCTTGTGTTAATGGGTCTACTCCAAGTTCTTTACATTTATCATCATCTAATTCAATTTTAATATATGAATCAAATTTGTCGATTATCTCTAACCGCGTGTTAATACAACAAGCAGCAATTTGAGTTGGTTGACAGGTTGCTGACGATTTAGAGGTAGTCTCAAAGTCAAGGACAATTATATTATTAGTAATCATATATGTTCGTTAATTAACTTTCTAAGTGATTTGGTATCATATTCTTTAACATTATAAAATATCGCGGGCATAATAATATTCTTTTTATATAGATAAATAGACGCATTACCATCACCCGCATTCGTTATTGTCCGCAAAGGTTTATTTTCTTTAATAAATAATTTTAAGAAAGAAACAGGGGTAATCCAAATCTCTATTTTTGATTGATTAGGCGTCAAATGTGCCCAAAAGGTAGCAGATGTTATATCTATTCCACTTTCTTGTTCTTTGGAAGAGTTATAATATTCTATTGCGATATTACCACTTTTAGCACAATATTCATCGTATTTAACTTCAATACTAAATTCACCCTTTTTAGTCGACCCAACTATATCGTGATATATTCGTGTCTTTTTATCTTCATTAATCTTACATTTGATTTTATGTTGTTCTAATAGTTTAATAACTTCTTCTTCGCCAGTTTTTCCAAGTTTTAAATCTTTTTTAAATCCCAAGTACAGATTTCCTTATATATGTAAAATCTTCTACTATATTATCAAACCATTTATCTCCACCTCTATATACTTCATATAGACTTGATGTAACGTACATAGCGGTTTTAATTTTAGAATGTTTTGTTATATATGAAGATAATTTATCGCCAAGAGCAATAATTTGTAAAGTTTGATTGTTTTGTAATTCGTAATCTAGATGTTTAACACAAGCTTTTACATTAGCAACCCTAATCTTATTATCTTTCGGCCAACATCTTACTAAACTTGTCAAATACCAATCGGTTAAGCCTGAAGCAGTTATAATCTTATTTAGTAATTTTCCTGTATAATCAGCCCCTAATTCATCAATAGAGGAATCATATTCTCGCGGAAAATCCATAACTATAGCTATCTTTTTTCCACTTCCTTTGGACTCTAATGGTCCGAAAGCCATATTGGTCCACAATGGACATTCTTTACACCTTTTTACCCCTAACTGATTCAACATACCAATTCCTTATTTTACTCTTAATTTTCGCTTTTAATTCCAAAAATTTAGATACAGCTTTTTCTTTATTCTCATAAAGTTCAAAGTGTTTCACGTTTTGGTCATCGCAGTATAGTTGATATGGTCGCGGATGAAAAACCCTCGTATTATAATGACGAAGGTCACACAAAGTCATTCTACCATAAGTTAATTCAACGTCTGTTTCCAGACATAATAAATATGCATTATATTCGTCCATTAGAAACCCTTTCTTAAGCTTTGTACTACTTTTTGTATCTTAGATAAACAACTCAAACCAAGAATATCCATCTTTACAAGTCCAATCTTCTTTAATCCGTCCATATCGAACTCAGTAATTTTGTCACCATTTTTATCAGTAATCATGGGGCAAATTTCTTCAAGCGGTTCGGCACCAATAACAACGCCAGAGGCGTGTTTACCTTGACTTTTATAAGTTCCTTCTATTCTAATTGCCTGTTTAAAATATTCAGCGTAATCACCTACCAAATTACCATCTTTATCTAAATGGCACCAATCTTTAAGTACATCTGGCTCATTATCTAAAGTCCAACGAATTACAGATGATTCGTGAGATTCTTCTAATTTATCGCTAATTGCAGCTTCTTGTGGAATATTTTCAGTAATCATATTCATCATACCCATATCGCAGGCTGAATGAACACGTAATACTTCCTTTATAGCTCCTCTTCCTTGTAAACGACCGAAGGTTGACATACCAGAAACATGTTTTTTACCATATGTATCTGACATATATCCTATAACATCATCGCGATTTTCAATCGGAAAATCAACGTCAATATCAGGATATTCTATATTATCTGCTGTATTTCGCCCCTCATTATAAAATCGTTCAAATAGTAAATCGTGTGGAATCGGGTCGACTTCTGTAATTCCAATTAAATAGGCGATTAATGAACCACCAGCAGAACCACGACCTGGACCAATAATCCATCCCTGTCTTTTACACCAATTAACATAATCTGCAACAATTAAGAAATATCCAGAAAGATTTGCTTTCTCAAATACTTCTAATTCCATATTTGCTCTATCACCATAAACCTGCGGATTCCATGACGATTTTTGTCTACGAGCATATCCCTCTCTAGCCAACTTCCTAAGGAAGTCTTTTTCTGATAATCCATCTGGACAATTAAATTTAGGAAGAATCGGTGGACCAGTAATAGAATAAGATTCACATCTTGCTTCAATTTCTGTCAATCTGACATCTGGAACTGGTTCATTTAAAAACCAAGAGTTATTATCAAAATATTTAGCATATTCAGGATAATCTTTCGATTGATGGACACGATTAAGGGTCGTTTTCATCTTAGAACATAGAATAAGTCTATGGTCTATAGCATCTTCCTTTTTTAGATAAAAGGATTCGTGAAAGTCATCATAATAATATCTATCGCCAAATATCTCTTTTGCTGAATCTCTTTTAGAGAGACAAAGTAAATTACTATTAAATTCTTCTAAATCTTCTCGTAAAACCTGGCGCTCTTCATAGTCATATGAACGAGAAACAAGGCGAATTAGGTTTTTCCAGCCTATTTTATTTTGGGCAACCAGAGTTAACTCTTCGCCACCATAATTAACTTTAGTACCAAGTATAGCTTTTACTTTAGCCTTTTTACATTCTGCCGCATGTTCAATACATCCGGCTAATCCATAATCAGTAATCCCAACTGATGAATATCCATAATTTGCCGCTAATTTAACTAATTCATCAACTTTAGAATAACCGCGAAGAATTGAATAGTGGGTAGTATTTTTAAGAGATAACATGTAACACTCTGTGTGAAAAAATTGAATTCCAGATTCGTTTTGGTTCGCCGTGTAAATATCCGCAAGTTAATAATGGATTACAAATATTCTTTTTATATCTACGGAAATGGATGAAGTGATTCTTTCGATTTAATACTGCAAAATGGAGTGGTAACCATCCCGTACCTAATAAAATTAGAATTGATTTACAATTTCTAAATAAAACTAAATATAAAGCTACTAATAAACAATTTCGATATGTTATTTTCGGTAATTTCATTATTCGCCCGGTGCTTGATAATATCCAAACTTATTCATATCCATATGGTCGCTAATTACATGATTAATACCTCTAGACCTAATTTGTTCATGTATTGCTTTACAGTAATTAGTTCCATCCAAACTACGTTTATAGTAAGAACAGAAACTCTTACATTTCTTATCTTGTTGGGTTGGGTCGCACATTTTTGGAATCTTAACGCTTTTTGTATATTCAAATTGAAGTCGTAAATACTCCTCCATAGTTTTGATGGTATTATCATCAAACTCTAAGTCAAATGGACCACCATCTCTAATAAAGAAAATAGTTAATACAATCTTTTTAAATTCGGGATATAGTCTGCGAAGTGCATAATAATAAAGCATAAGTTGCTTGTCCTTCTTTAGTTCGGACATATCTTTTACTTTATTAGTTCCCCAATTAAATCGTGCCCCAGTTTTATAATCAATAGCGTGTAAAACACCATCCTTCATAATAACTAAGTCAACAGTTCCTTTTATAGCTAAATTACCATCTACACATCTACCGTCAGGTAAATCATAACGATATTTAGCCCAACTATATTCTAATTGAAATTCAAAAGGATGTTCTGTCTGTACTATATCCTGCTTACGCGGGTCATGTGAACCGTTATTATAAGACAGTAGAATCCAAGTAAAATTATCTACCGTTTTCCTATCTATCTTTTTCCATTCGTGTTTGGATTTATTAGAATAATAAGCATAACATAAAGAAATAATATGATTAACAAGGTCACGACCGGACCAAATATCTCCTTCTTTAACTTTACATCCATCCCATTTATATACACTTTTATTAATTCGTGTAATATTGATTGCATCCGCTTCTTCTTTTGTTAGAACGTGCGGAATCATCCATGTTTTTTTATTAATTAATACAGGACCAGTAGTTTGATGGTCCACAACAACTTCTTCAATTTCGGGATTATCTTGAAACTGTTTTTTCGCCATCCCTAAAACTTCAAATACCGCATGACAACAACTACCATATTCTGTCTTAATATTGGTGTCTTCATTACCACCTAATACATAAGTAAGGAAGAATTTCATCTCACAAAAATCATCAAGTGTATTAAGACTAGAAGAACGGAAATATGTTGTCAACATCATGAAATGATTCCTGTACTCCAACCAGCGGAGACTAAGATATTTTCTAATTCATTATGTTTTTGTTCTAAAGTCATATTTGCATTATCTAATATAAATTGAAACTTAGAACGAGAAACTTCATGAATCTTCTCAGATGAATGGTCATCAACAAATGGTTGGCGAGTAAGTAAAACGGTATTAGCTTTACGAGCGGCTCCATAATCAACTTCATTCTCATAACGACAATCATCAATAATAACATTAGGATATCCTTCTGCTATAATTTGACTATAGCAGGCGGCAATCCAGCAATCTGGTTTTAATTTACGACAAATAGTTCCAAATTCTTGTAGAACTTGTCGATTGGTCATATATCCTTCTGGTACATCTGTTCTACCAGTTAGAGCGGATAAATCACTCCATTTAATCTTGGTTAATTTATTCTTATCTTCATCTGACCCATATACTTCAGCAGGATTCAATCCAAAGATAGCAATAGCTGATTCTTTTAAAATTGTGGCGAATGAATATACCTTACAATGAGGCCAAATTTTTTCAGCGGCGTATCTAACAAAGTCGATATCAGTTCGATAAATATCTAGAATACCCATAGCATCTTGAGTCACCCCATTTACATCATCATATTTAGTGTTTACTAATAGATGTCCATCCTCATTAATTTCAAAATGAGAAATAGCTCCAGCACGTTTAAGTTGACTTCCAACTACATATCTTGCGGCACTTGATTTACCCGCCTGCTTTGTTCCGCCGAAAACTAAAATATTCTGCATACATTACTCCTATTTGATATATTTACGCAATATTGGTTTAAAAAACTCTTTTACTTCTGCAATTTTCATCTCCGCGATATCCTTCTTAGGAAGGACTACAGGAATTACATTATACATTCTTTCTAATACTTCTTGTATCTTATATCTACCTTCAATACCTGGTGGGTCATTATTAGTTATAATAAATATATTAATAGCACCGGTATTTTCTAATTTAATTTTTTGAGATTCAGAAAGATTCAGACCAAATAAACCCAAACCGATGTGGATACCCGCTTCTTCTAGCCGAAGTATGTCTGGTGTACCCTCTACTAGTATAGCGGTCTGATAGGTTTTTATAAAGTCCTTTGCCATCCAATAATTGAAAAGATGGTGTTCTGAACGGAACCCCTTGGAATTTATCCACTTGGATGACTGATACTCTCCGTAAGATGACAGAGAGCAAGACTCATTATTAGAGTGGTGTTTGCCACAAATTAAACATTTTGGATTTAATGTTCTACCAATCGCCCCAATCATCATCGTATATTCATCATTATATACTGGGGCAACCACCCTTTGGTAAAACTGTTTACCAGGAGTAGTACATAATCCAATATCATACTTATCTAAAATCTCTTTTGAAAATCCGCGATTAATAAAAAATTGTGCCGGTATTTTTAAAGATTGGCGAACAATATTTCTACTAATACCAGTTGTCTCAACTAAAGTTCGATTTAATGTATTAGCAATACTAATTGATTCTTTTTTAAGATTCCAATCAGTTGGATTAGCTGTATTAAAATTAGTTTTGGTAAATTCTTCAATCCATTTAATTACTTCATATTTTTGTAATTTTTTTTGAAATTCGTTTTCTAATATACCATGAATAAATCCAACAACATTTGTTTCGTATTCAGAGTGACAATTATTAGTCCAGCATTTCCATAATCCATAATCTGAATTAGTAAATATACAACAACCATCTCTTTTATCCCCTCCATGAACTGGACATGGAAGAGATAGTCTATTTGGAAATTCTGTATATTCGTAGGAAAAATTGTCTAATATTGCTGGAACATGTTCAAGAATTTTTGCATAATTTAGCATAAGTCCGCGATATCAATAGATGAAGCATCTGTTATAAAACCTTCATTTTCAGCTTGTGTCGTCTTCTTAACTTGTAACTTGGTTTTAAGTTCTGTTACTGTCGATGTTTTGCCGTCAAACATCATATTAATATAATCATTTGGGGCTAATGGTTCACCGAATCTACATTTAAGTGCGTGAACTTTACGATTACCATTATGGTATCCATCTTCAATCATTTCCTCTGGCGTCTTATCCCTAAAGACAACGCAGGAATTACATAACCATAATAGTCTATCGGATTGACTGATAATATCTGATGTATCTTTTGTTATTCCATCTCGATTTAATTGTACGAAAGATAAACACGGTGTATTATATTGTTTACAAAAATCGCTTAAATAACTAATCTGGAAACCGATAGCTTGATATTCTTGCATATCTCCTAATTGAGAATCATTCATTAATTTAAAATAATCGTAAATAATTAGGTGCGGATTAGGTTTACCGTTTGCATCAAATTTTACTGTCGAAAAAATCCATCTTCTCATTATTGACACTATTTCTTCAAAACCTTTACCGCCTACCCAAATATGTTTGAATTTATTATTCTTTAATTTTTTGGCAGTAGATATAACCTTATTTCTCATATCACTAGATGAACCAAATTGTCCAGTCTCAATTAATTTATTGTCTACGCCAGTCAATTTAGCTATAAGTCTATTCTCTTGTTCTTCTAAATTCATTTCTGTATCAATATACAAGACAGGAATATCCATTTTATCTGATACATGGTCGCCCACATTCATAGCTACTGTAGATTTTCCACGACCTGGTCTAGCTCCCCATAAATGTACACCACTTCTTAATCCACCACCAATCATGTTATTATATATTGCGAATGGTGTTGGAATACCAATCATAGAGACTGGATTCTTAGCTAAATGTTCTAATCTAGCTACTAAATCATCTCCAATAGACTTTGGTGTATTCTCATTCTGATTGTTTAGTGAATTAGTAATTGAGAATACAGCTTCTTCTGGAACACCTACGATAGCGTCTGTAGACTCGGTTCCATCAAAGTCTTCAAGCTTATGATAAGCTTCTAATAATTTAACTTGTGATTTGCGAATCAAATCTAATTTGGCAACTTGTTTTGCCATAGTCCGAACATTTTTAAGATGTATCGGAAAATTAAATAAACTACGAAGAAAATCAATATCTGTCTTATTCTTATTAAAGACTGAACTAAGTCCTAGAGTATCAGCAGTAGCCAAGATAGTTGTTGCATCAACCTTTTCAGATGATTTTAGTACATGCTCAATACACAACCAGATTGATTCGTTCGACTCAATTGTAAAGCATCCAGCATCAATAATATCAGAAACATCATAATATGCTTCTCGACCATACTGGCAGATTCCAGCTAGAATAGCTCGTTCCGCACCGGGATTCCCATTTACTTTTTTAGACATTATCTTCCTTTACTTCCACATTTATTGCATAAATAATATGATTTTGAATAATATATCCCAATATGGTGAGCAGGAACCATTGATTCATCACCACAACTTTGACATTTAATTTTACCCATCTTTATTGGTGGTCGACTTGGTACAGGATTATCACTATATTTGATTTTACTATCAATTTCTATATCTTCTTTAATTTTTGATAAATCAGTTGCTTTAACCGTATTACCGACCTGAATTGGTGCTGGTCTTCCATATGTTCCTTCGACTTGACCAGCCGCGTTAAATCTTAGTTTTCTTCCTTTATCATCAGTCATTACCTTTTTTTGCATTTGAAAATTAGATATATCATCTTTGTGAACAGGCGGATTTATATCTACTTGTAGTGCTAATGGGGCACAAATAGATATTTTTCTACCCTTACACTTTGGGCAACTCTTTCGACCTTTAGTATTATCAAAGGTATCGTTACACTTTTCACAGAACCATAATTCTGATACGGTATCAGTACCTTCAAGCATACTATTAGCCATATCAATTAATTCTTGGTCGCCTAATGCGATTCCCTTCTTAAGAAGGGCTTTAGCGGTATCTAAATTACTCATAACTTGAGTACCTCTTTGTTTTTGCGATTTCTTTTAGAAAATCTGCCATTTTGGAAATTTGAAAATCCACACCCTTAAGGTGTTCTATCCTAAGTGTTGCTTGTAATGCTATTTTAGATAATTGGGCAGCATATTCATTATCAGCGCAGATTAGTACCTTACGAACATCATACTTGACATAATCATTACCATAATTACTATAAACTTTACCAATTACCACGCCAAGATTATAATTAGCCCAACTTAGTATAGCATTTTGTCGACCTATTTCTTTGGAGAGAAATGCTCCATAATTTGATAATACATATCCATAACATAATGCTTCCTCTGATGTTAGTCCTTTAAGGTCATTAGAACCCAATTTTAAGACTAATTCCGCATCACTATTATACTTAATTGCATCCAATCCCATTGAGGTAGAGTATTGATTCAATACTTCCTCATTAGCTTTTAATCTTTCATCAACTTTTAATTCTGCTGTTTCTGACATTTAAGAGTCCACTCTTCTAAAGTTTCATTATAATTCAAAACTACCAATTTAATATTATTTAATTCACACCATTCTTGTTTAATTCTATCTCTGGCTTGTGCCCGGAAGAATTCCATCTTGTTTTTAAAATGAAAAGTATTATATTTGAAGTGTTGAGGTCCGTGAACCTCAATGATTTGCCTTTGGGAAGGTATGAAGAAATCTGCATATAGGTCTTTATTAGTTCCGGTCTTAGACCCATATAATCTGACCTCTTCATATATATACTCCATCTTATAAAGTTCTTTTAGTAATATTCGAGCTTTTCGATGATAGGTTGACCCTTTACTTTTTCCTATTTCAAGGGTCAGAGAATACTCTCTATCATCAAATCCTTTAACTTTCATTATAATGCTTCTCTAATTTTTTTAGTAAGCTGTTTAAAAATCTCTGGATTTTCTACGAAATAGTTATATGTTTTTTCAATACCACAAATTTTGATTGGGTCTTCATTAGGTTGTTCTAACCATTTTAAAGTATACCAAGCACCGCCCTTAGATATTAATCCAATATCACAAGCCATAGTAATTGATTCAGTAATCTTATCTAAACCAATTCCGAACCGTAGATATGAATCGACCTTATCAATAACTCCACACGGACTTTTAATAATAGACCAGTGTAATATTTGACCAATCTGTTTTGCATCTTCGCCAGAACCAACATTCAATCTATCTGTATACTTAATTCGCATACGAATATTAGCAAGAAATTTAACCTTTTCACCACCATCTTCTTGGAATCCAAGACCCTTACCAGATGTGTCTGCAATCATATGACTACACATGATAAGTATATGTTTGTTAAGACGAAGGATTGGGGCAATCTTACGCGTAAAATTTGCTAATAGCTTAGGAGTACTATTTCTAAAGTCACTCTTAACATCTTCAGCCATTTCATTAGCGCCGCAAAGTGACGAAATACTATCTATAATAAATACCGCCCGTTTATGAGTTTTTGCTAATTCTAATACAATATTAAGATGATTTTCGGCACTTAATATATTATCTTCTGTTGAAGTAATTACGGTTATCTTATCTAAGACAAGACCTTGAATACCCTCTAAATTTGATTTTCCTAATCTATGTTCTACATCGCTATAGAATACGTGTCGACTACCATACTCTTCCTGTTGAGCATTTGCCGCAATAGTTAATGCGGTGGTAGATTTACCAGTTCCACTTTTTCCAGAAAGAATTACCAAACTTCCTTCCGGAACACCTTTGATATGAACATCAATTGCTGGTGTAATAGGAATTATCGTTCTTTCTTCATCAATTAAAAAAGAAGCGTCTATTGTTGACGCCTCGATTAATTCTTTTATATTTGTTGATTTAACTTCGGCATCATCTGATGCTGATTTTTTCTTAGCCACTATTTTACCTCTGTTGTGCTTTTAAGTAATTCCCACTCTTCAAAATACTCTGGATATTCGTCTCTATATTCTAATGCTTCTAACCAAAATCCAAAAGTATAAAACCATTCATAATTAGACATTTGATAAGTTTTTTCTAAATATTTTTCATCTTTTTGGAGATGTTGAATATTAGCACAAAAACCTTCTGCCGCAGCTATAATATAATCCTTAAAGTCTAAGATGGTCATATCTTCTCGAATATGACATTCTTTCGGTCCTGGTTTACTCATCAAGTTTATTCCTTTTTGATTTTGTTCCAAATGATGGTCGGGTTTCAACGACCGTTTCTGTATTAATAGGGGTTATCGTAGTTTTTTCAAGACGTTTCTTCTCGAAATCTAATTTTTGTTGTTCTTCCTTAAAATATACGTGTAAATCTTTATGCTGTAATGACCACTGCCAGTCAGCACCTTTTCTTTTCAACGCATTTAAAATAGCTAAAGGCTCATAAATTTTAAGCAGCGAGTTCGCTGCCATCATATTACGTGAAAATTTGGATTTCCAATCCGGTTTAGACCACCATTTATCCGGAAGAACTATTTTCTTTTTAATCGCCTCGCGGCGTGTTACTATTTCTGCTATATATTGTGCTGGACTACATTCTTTATTACTTGTTGGTGATATGAATTTTTGCATATCAGACATATTCCTGCATCCTTAGCTAATCTAGTTTCGGTAGAAACATCTACTAATTCTGGTACTTTGTACTCACGAACTGTTATAATACCATCTTCTCTTGTTCCGACTAACGTTCCAACAACAAAAAAATGAAATGTATCTGGATTATGTAAAGAGCCTAATACTGAATTGACGAAGAAATATCCATCGGCGTTCGCCGGAAGGTGTTCAACATGAGAGCGAAATTGAATTCTCATTCCTATCGGAAAATCATCAGATTCATTACAATAATTTCCAAGTCGTTCCCACGCTGACCGTGGATTTATTCCTGGTCTATCATCATCTTGATAGACTGTTAATCCGCTATTTAATGTAACAATCCAGCGAGAGTGTCCTTCATAGCGATTTTGAGTATATTCATCCTCTACAATGCAAAGATTATGTTTTTGTACCAAATCCATTAATTTTTCCTTTTAGGTTGATGAATAGCCGCTTTCATAGCTTCTGACATTGTCACTTTATGAATTTTCTTATGAGCGTCTGCTAATTCTGATGCCGCTGGAGTCATAATAGCACCCACAACAGCATTTGGATTTCTATTGTGCTTTGCCTTGCCCATTAAGTCATCAAATTTTGGACCTTCTGGAATAGGAGATTTTACCTCAGGTTCGACAGACTTTACTTCTTCAACTGCCACTTTAGTTTCTGGTTTATTTTTCTTTAAATAGTTGTAGACCGTTTTCACAGAAACGTCAAGTACCTCAGCCATTTTTTCATTAGTTAATCCATCAGGATTATTTAATAAATAAAACTGTTGTGCTCTATCTAATCTCGTCTTAACTTGAACTTTTTTTACTTTTGCCATTATAGTAACCTCTCTGCTTTTCTTTTACATGCTACACTATTTTTACTATCTGAAGAACCAAAACCTAAATAAGCTAGATATAAATCCATAATAGCATTATTCTTAACTAATACTAATTTCCAGTTTCGTTTATTGTATCGAGTAGATATCTCATTTGGGTTATAAAGTTCGCCACCCTCTGCTAATACATAATGTTGAACTGTTCCATGTTCTTTATTAACTGATGTACGAGCAACCAATTTTACTTTGGGGTCTTCAATTTCATTAGAGGTATTTACACTCTCTATAATCTTACCCTTTTTATTTCGCTTAGGAAAACTTGGTAATTTAATCAGTCGTTTTTCGTTATTAGTCCATGTAATATCAGACCAATAATAAACATTTTCTATTGATTCTTCTTTAACAAAATCTACAGTATCTTCATTAAAAGTTTTTTTAACTTGTACCGGTTTTGCTTTTTGCGGTTGATGTATACAGTTTACCTTCATTTTACCTCGATTAAATGGAAATTACCATTTAGAAATTGTGTATCAGTGATTTTATAATTTCCTACCGCATCAAAAAACATATTTACATTACCAACGTGTTTTTTAAAGGATAATTGTCCACACCTATTACATAGGATTTGAATAGATTGGTCTGGATATTTTGGTGATTTGTCAGCTATAACAATATGCACACAATCTTTTCCACAACCAAGACATTCTATGTTAAATTCTGAATGTATTTTAAATCCTTTTGGAACATATCCTGTAGACTCTTCTGTTGCTTCCGTTTCTAAGTCTAATTTGGCGTCCAACTGATTATAAGGTAACATTCTTAATTCCTTCTATAGCTGTTTTAACTTTGCGTAAACAATTGTCAAGGTCGTATCCTTCAATTTGAACAAACTGGACACCTTTAACACCATACTCTTTATGAGCGTTAAGATTAACAGTCTGTCCACTAAATTCGCCAGTATCTAAAACATCGTGAACTTCAACCTTGATAGTTATCAAAGCTCGATGTTTATCAGTAACGCTAGCCATTACTTTCCCTCTCTAATATACTTTTGAATTTTTCGTTTCTTCTCTTTTTGATTGTTTTCGCTGAAAATTTCTTTCATCTTTGTTTTACCAAGTTTTCCGTACCAAGGTTCGTGCTTCTTTTGTTTCTTTTTCTTCTTTTCTTGTTTCGCAAGATGTTCTTCTTGAATTTTACCGCCTAAACCTTTTGTGTTCTTTTCAGCTTGTGCCCCAATAGTCGCCCCAAGATTAATCATAGGTGCATGAATAATCACCCTAACTTGTTTTGGTTTCTTACATTTTGGGCATTTTTCCTTCTTAGTAAGAACTATTTCATCGTATTCTTGGAATGAATAGTATTTCTGCCAATATTCTTCACACTTATTACATTTGAAATGATATTGTGGCATTAAAATACCCTCGCTGATTTTTCACCCTTACCATCACTATGTTGTTTGACAGTATTTGGTCTATCATCATATGATTCAACATCAGCGACTTCTGCCATAGGAGCGGTCAATACTACAGACCCAGTATTTTCTGGTTTTACTTGTGAAAAGTAAGTCGGTTTCTTTTTAATTTCAACACAACACTTAGTTTCTACAACTTCTTCTTTTTTTTCTTCAATCTTTTTTAAGATTTTAAGTTGTTCTGGAAGTTCAGGTTTATTTCCTAAATCTTTGAATCTATTTTTAAAACTCATTCTCTATCTCCTGTGGAGGTTCGTATATAAATATTTTGAGATTTTTTTCTTTAGCTTTTTTAATCATATCCCTAGTTCCACCATCACCCGGTAAAGCTATAAGAGCATCTGCATAATCAGCCATATCAGAATTACGCATGAATCCTGCCGCCCAATTATAAGCCTCTTCTGCATCAGTCCACGGATTCTTTCGGAATTTAACTACAGCGTCAGGATGATTAGTATCATTCCAATTAGGAATAAATTTCTTTACTGGAATCTTATTATTTTTAGCCCATGATTCGCCTAAAGAATCTGCACCTTTAGCACCGCCAGAAACTACTTCTGCAATCTCAAAACCAGCTTGTTTTACAGCATCTTCTAATCCAGCATAACTAGTATAATCTCTGCCACCAGCTATAATTACTTTTAAACCCTTTTTAGCCACAGTATGATACTCCACAAAATTCGTGTTTTGAATAAATTTTTTACTTTAGTACCCATTTTTCTCAAAAATCTCAATAATATGTCCAATAATTCCATTCCGGACGATATCTTGTATTGAAAGATTGACCAATCCAACATTGGGAATATCAAGCATTTTATCTAAACAGAAGGAAAATCCGCTATTATGGATATCAGACTGCTTACGGTCACCAGCTAAAACTAGCTTAGAATTATGACCAATTCGGGTCAAAAACAACTTTAATTGCTTAACAGTACAATTTTGAGCTTCTTCACAGAGCATGAAAGTATTATTATATGTTTGTCCGCGAAGTAGTTCTATAGGCATGTAAACTATTCCACCAGAACGCACATAATTCTCATATGTCTGTTTACCTAAAAATAGATTGAAATATTCAGCATACGCACCCATATAAGGTGCAATTCTTTCATCTAACATTCCAGGTAAGGAACCAATATCATTATCACATCCAACTAAAGTCCTAGTAACTAATACCTTATCGTATTTATGATATCTTAAACCCTCACAAGCTAATGCGGTAGCAATAAAACTTTTACCACATCCACTTGGACCGTTTACTAAAGTAATTATATTTTCGGCGACTGTCCTAATATAATCAACTTGTCCATCGGTCTTTGGTTTTAATTCGTAGAATCGTTCACTAGCACTAGTTTTTTTAGACATTTTCACTTTCTGGACTTAGCCAAGACTTTGCCTTTTTCTTTAGATGTTCTTTCCACTTAGATTCACATACTGCATATCTTTGTTTTTGGTCTGGAAACGTCTTATTCTCCTCTGAATCGCCCATGCATCTGCTTATCCATTCATCATGTTTTTCATCTTTATTTGGTTGTGGCATTATAAAACTCCCATTATCTCAGATTCTCTTAAAATAACTAATTTATCATTATCCCACGTAATTTCGCGTCCACAATAAGGCATCCAAGTGACTGTGTCATTTACAGCGACTTGTAATGGAACAAGAAATCCACTATGATATACTCCATTACCAATACTAACAACAGTTCCAGTCATTGGCGTTTCCTTTAAGACGGATTCTGGAATAGTTAATCCTCTAGGAGTCTTATCGTTCTGCTTGTTTGGTTTAACTAAAATCTGGTCAAGAATTGGTCTAAACATTAATATTCTCCTTAGGATTTGGTAATTGAATTTCTATCATAACTACTTTAATAGAAAGAGATTTACGATTACGAGTAATTAGATATGTTTTTGCAAAAAGATTTGCTTCATTTCTGGACCCAAATGAAAATGGTTGATTAAATTCGTCTCGAAGATATCGTTTAAATTTACCATTTTGAAATAATTGAACAACATATTGATAATAAACTTTAGACTTTTCTCTGATTTTGTTCATTTATTTGTCCAATTAATTTGTTAAATTTTGCATTTAATAAACTTATCTTTGGTAAGGTAGTTCCTAATTCATTCTTTAGGATTCTTGCACACGCAAATCTACGTTTCCTATTTTGTCCGCCTTCGGCATAATTGACTAAAAAGTGAACGAAGTTCATAAATTGATGATATTGTTGTCGTGTTTTCTTTTTCATTGTCCGCTACTGCCGAATCCAGCAGTCCCCCTGTCTGTAGAATCTAAGTCCTCTACCTCTATTATAGGTAGGTGACGGTGTTTATGTAATACGAATTGAGAAATTTTTGCCCCTTTTGTGAACTTTTCGCCCTTCCAATGATTGGAATTGTGTAGGCAGACTATAATTTCGCCTGTATATTCATTATCAATAACTCCACCAAAGACAGTTATTCCTTTAGAGGCTAATCCACTTCTTCCTTCAATCTTAGCCCAATAGTCTTTTGGTAGACCTAAAGCAATACCGGTTTTAACTTTAACTGTTTCGCCAGGGGCGATATCAAAATCTTCTAAACAATATAAATCATATCCTTCGTCACTATCGCGTGATTTTGATGGAAGTTTTGCTTCCGGATGTAATTTTTTAACTTTTAAAGTTTCAGGTATTTTATACCATTCATTAGCGGGCCAATTATTTGGAATATGATAATATCCATAATATGGTTGCACGTATGTAGGCCACCAAGGATTCGGGTCACCAGCTTGTTCGCTCATTGCTTCGCCTTTTTATCGTTTTTTAACTTGTTTAATCTTTCTATTTGATTAATCGCTTCTGCATATGCATTAACATTCTCTTGTGGTCGACAACTTACCGCTCTATCATCTACATAAGCTACAGCTTTTACTTTTGGTGTCGATTTCTCTTCCGTCAGGAGTTCATCATATTTGAATCCATACTTCTGAAGCCATCTGGTTACATTACCTTGATAGTCTAATCGACAGGTCCAGATTACTATCTTATACTGTTCGTACAACTTATTTACGAATTCAACCGCTCCAGGAATAGGTTCATCTAAAACTCCTAGTCCTTGCCAACCATTTTTGTAAGTATGTATAGTTCCGTCAAAGTCAATCGTTACCGTCCTTTTTTTATTCATTTATTTCTCCTATATTTTGTTATTTCTTTACAAATTTCTATAAAATATTCATCAGAATAATTATTCTTCATAATATTTATATCGGTATGGACCCATTGAATATTATCTAGAGTATAACCTTTAGAAGAGTCGATTCTATCAAGTGAAGCTGTTTGATTATCACCAAAATAAAGTATACGACCACTAAAAGCACATTTTCGATTTTGTTTTAGAAAAAGTTTCCAAATATCTTCAATAGTTATTTTAAATAATAATTTTCTTAAAGTAGCTCCACTTTTTATGGTAGTAAAATATGTTCCGCTTATCTCTTCATATCCTGTCCAACTACTATGAGAATTACCCTTTTTCGCTTGTTGACAACTACAAGATGTATATGATTTTCTATCTCTTCGCAGAAGATTACCAGAAGTTATTTTAATTTCTCTACCACAATCACATTCTAATAACCATAAGTCTCTTCCATTTTCATCTTTACCTAAAGAAGATTTTATAGTTAAAGCACCTATCTTCTCTTTTTTCTCCATCATTTCAAATAGAATATAATGTTTCTGTTTCTTCCCACATTTGCAAGGTCTACATTTGTTATTAGTGATATCATTAATTCTTGTTTCAAATGTATTGTTACAAATTAAACACTGAAGTTTATTAGATTTTTGACCTAAACTATAGAAATTAAGACAGATAATATCAAAAGACTTTAATCTATCATTAACCTGTTCTATAGTGAGTTTCATTTTCTACTTTCTCTTTTAATTCTTGATATAATCTATCATATAATTTTTGTCTTCTATTATCTTTACCAGATACATAAATTCCAGTCGGAAAATGTCTAAGCGTCATAGAAACTTCAGAAGTACATACTGCTGGAGTATATGTTTCAACTACTACATCTAATATTGATAGTATCATATATTATATTCCGGATTTATTCCTAATCCTTGATAGATTGAATCTAAATGAGGTTGATACATTCTCGCTCCTAAGAAATCTTCAGAAGGAGCGTCTATGTATTCATACCTAATCTCTGGTAAACATTCACATCTATGACCGCACGAACATGGTCCAGATATATATCGTTTACCTTCCGGTGCAATCTCGCCTCTAGTAGCTTTACCAGAATCCATGATATGTTCTATACCGCATTCGCGGCAAGTATAAGATGAACGACACCCATAATATTCATATGGACTTTTAACTATTTTTATTACCTGTACTTTTTTATCAATCATATCAAGTCCTAATTATCTCGCAACTACCAGAACTACATGCGGCATCCGCTGTATGATTTATATTTACTGTTTCAGCATCTTCCGTAAATAAATCATAATTCACCTCTTTATACTGTCTCTTGAGGTCTAACCAAGTCTTCCAATTATTCACATCTTTCATAAGATATGTTAGTTTACGCACATCGCCCTCAAGATACTTTTTGGCGAATGAGTGACACTTAGAAATCCAGTCAAACTTGGCTTCGCCTTTTGGTTTTTCACCAAGTCCTAAAAGGACGTCACAGGCTTTCCATAGATTTGAATCATATATTTCTAATCCACGTTCAATTAATCCGCTAACGAATACTGCACAATCTCCATAATGTCCAACCATTTCTTTTGGGGTATATATCGTACAGAATGGTGCTTGTGGATAATCTTTATCACCTGCTGCTGGAAGCAGCGCAATTCCGCAGAAATATTGTCTATTTTTATAGATATACTTCTTTACTAAATCCCATTCGTCTGGACTTACACTAATTGTATTTGATACATTATGAACTAGCCAAGGTTGAGTACCATATTCAGTAGTACCGCTCATTACCCAATTTTCTTGCGTACTACGTACGTGTTCAAGTAATTCAATAGCTGAAAGTTGATTTTTTGTTTTTGCCCCATCTGGAACATCAACACAAAAAGTTATAACTTCATCACTATCATTAGCCGACCATACGGAATCTTCACATGCAGAAGGATTGATATCTTTAAAATATTGATAGAGTGGTTCTAACTTATTAGCTTGAACTCGTCTAAAGTATCTCTTGGCGTGATGTGGATGGATTCCGGAGGACGTTCCTAATACGCAAGATGCTGTACCTTCTGGTTTTACACAAGTTGTTCTAGCAGCAGGATTTATACCAATTAATTTGGCGATTTTTTGATTAGTAGCAACTACCAGTTTAGCAGCTTTTTTCTGAATCTTTGGTGAAAGAAGAATATCTGGGTTTTCCATTATTCCTGTGATGGATACACCAATTAAAGACTCACGTTTAACAATTTGTTCAGTTACTTCTCCAACATAAGGAAATTTATTATATCCAGCTTGTAATGTACCAATAGTTGCAGCCTGTTCTACCGCCTCATAAAACTTTTCAGCAGTATCACATTTCCCGCCATTAACTGTACTTAGATTACAAAACTGCCATCCAGATTCTAAACCAATATCTTTTGGATTTTCTTCTATTAAAGATAGATTCTTTTTGAGCCATTCATTGTATTTAACTTGGTCAGTGACTAAGTAAGCCCAAAATGATATCTCTGCACAAGGATTAATTAACTGTTCAAGATTATCTACCCATACAAATCCAGGCTCACCGAAATGTTTAACCTTCTCAATAATCGCGTCAAATTGTTCTTGGGTCGTTGACCCCTTCAATAAGACTACAGAATTATTAGACCTACCTCGTTGTGGATTTTCCGTAAACCAATTACCTGTCTTAGCATTTAACATTTCCTCATCATCATAGGAAAATAGACAGATAGTTGCAGAACGCCTTACGCCGCCAGATAATACAGCATCAGAAGCGTGCATGATAATATCATAGCACTGAATTGGCGTTAATTTTTCTTGCTTATTCTCTAATGCTTTATCTAATATTTTTCTTATTTCAGATACAGCATTTTTTAATGGTTCTGGACCCGGTGCTTTTCCAGTAGTATAAGATAATTTACTTCCGGCTGGACGAATTAAACTATAATCAAATTGAACACGTAAACCCTCATAATCGCCATAAATTCCATTAACAAAATAAGAGTTAATTAGAATTCCAATAGCTTCTGACCAACCTTCAATAGTATCAGGAATTTGATACGTTTTGGAGCCGACTAAATTAAATTGGAGGGTTGGGAGTTTTTTAACATGGTGTTTTTGGACACTAAAACCTGTCCCGCAACCACATAATAAAAGATACATGCACTCTTGAAAGAATCTAGGTCTATCGCAATAGCTAGAAGTGCAGTTATATAACCTTGCTTCGTGCCTAAAGATTGGTACGCCAGCAAACTGTAATGCTCTTTGTGAGCCTAAAATTTCTTTTCGCTTTACAGCAGAATAAGCTTTCTTAATTATTTCAGAATCAATATCTGGATATTTATCCAACATCATCTGTTCGCTACGACCAACACATTCATGCCAAGTTTCTCTTCTTTTTTCCTTAGCGTTATAATTAGCATACTTTGCGCGAAATGAGTACTTCTTAAGTTCAGACAGAGACATTCGTTGTTCTTTCTATAATGGAGAAATTATCTGGATAAGAATGATACTCCACTATTGGTCGTAAGACTGAATTTTACTTAAAGTTTTTTCTATTAAGGATGGGGTGTAATCTATCGGAATTAGTTCTAACTTAAAACCCGTTCTACGGATGAAATCTTTCCTTACCGCTTCATCGGCAGGATTAACACACTTTGGAGTGTATAGATTTGTATAATATATTTCCCAAACATTATTTTGCCATAAAGCTTGTAAACAATTAAAACATGGTACTGTTGTTATATAAGCTATAGAACCATCTTCTGGTCGTTTTGAACAATTATCTAGACAGTTAATTTCACTGTGCCGCATATAAGGATATTTAGCAGGACGAGTCGTTGGCAAATCATTATCTAATAAACCTTTACAGAATCCATTATATCCTGTTCCAAGAATAATGTTATTTTTATCTGTAATAACACATCCGCATTGAGTTTCTACATCATGAGAGCGTTGAGCTACTATAAATGCTATTGATAGATATGTTTCTAACCAAGATGGTCTATTCATCAGAATACCTTATACTTTATCTTTCTATTTTCTTTAAATTTTGCATAATGTGTAACATATTCACTATAAACTGATTGCGGACAAATCCACGGTCGACGACCACAAATTTTAAGTATTAATTGTTCACCAGTTTGTAATTGCTTTGGTTCTTTAAGAGGTTTTATTTCAATTAATTTTCTCATAAAATAAAATCCCCATCTTTATTTTTTTCTAATTCATCGCCACTAGAGATTTCTAAAAAATTACCCCAATTAATAACTCCTGGAATTTTAAACATTTTTTCTTCACCATCTTTATCTATAGTTCTAATATAGACTGGTAAATCTAATTCTTTTTTTAAAAAAATTTTCTTTAATTCTCGAACTGTTATAGTTTTTTCCATTTGTATTCTATTTGTTGATGTGAACCAATCACAGATGTCTGACTAATATTTTCCAAATCAATTTCATATCCTTCCAGATATTTTTGATTAAGTTCTTCATTTGTATATGCAAATTTTTCATTGACTAAAGTATAACCTGATAAATTATTAACTGGAAGATTGACAGCACAACTCTCGGTAAAGCTGGATATATATCCACACTCATCTCGATATTGTGTCATTCCGCCTTCAAGTTCATTCGTATTCTTAAAATTAATCTTTGGTAATATCTTGCGAAGCAAGGTTGACTTATAGATAGTCATATCAAGACTACCAAAATATCCATAGTTATGGTGCGGATGATAGAAGTTAATCGGCCAAGTTAGAACTCCATCCCGTTCTACGAATATATTCAATGGTGGTTGTTTAGTTCCGCGATGAATATCTTGTTCGATTGTGTTAAATCCCAACCGAAGACTAAATATATGATTGTCAAATTGCGGTAGATTTTTGGTTAGTTTCTCGTTATCTATTGGTCGGAAGACTACTTCATCATCGGTAGTAAAACATACATAATCATCTCTATTAAGTTCTTCAAGAGTAAACTCTCTAAATTCTTTAGATAACTCTTGATACCGCCAATCAATATCTGGATATAATTCGATTAACTTCTCATATGCTTTCTTATAAATGACGTCGGAATAATTCCAAATAATAGTAGTACGAAAAATATTGCCAGCATATTGCTCCAGTGAACGTAAAAGTAAATCTAACTGCGCCGCGCGGTCCCTACTATAAGTAATTAGTCGTATCAAAGTAATTTCTCCAAGATAGTTTCATACCCCTTTTCATTTCCATCAATCTCTTCATATTTTTCACCAACAATATTTAGAAAATCTTTAATCTGTTTACTAAGTAAATTAGATTCCAATTCGGTTTGATTTCTTCCGATAGGATTATAAGGTTTAACTCTATTAATAAAAAAGTTAATATTTAAAAACCGTTTATTAAAATCTAAAAGAAATGGAACAAAATTTTGTGGATAATCTATAGGAGAATAGATAGCAGCCAATAAAATTGGTGAATCAACTATAATATATTGATATTTATTTAATAGTCGTTCTATTTTATTTATTTGTTTACCCAAAATTAACATTTGAGATTTAAGACAATCTTTTCTATTTGAATGGGTAAGACTTTTAGCGAATTCTCCAGTAAGTTCTACGCTAACTCCAGACATCTTCATTTTGGCGGCTAAATACCAACTTGCTGTAGTTTTACCAGAACCAGGAGAACCAAATAAATTAATTACTTTACTTTGCATTTATATTATTCTTCCTTCATACCAATCTTGGGGTTGTTTCCAATTTTGGTAATCACTATATTTTTCTACGATAGTAAAAAATGGACATTTAGCAATTCCATCAGGCATCAGCCAAAGAAAGCCTTTACCAGCATCAGCGTACGCCTTTCTAACCAAAGTAACACAATTAAAAGTTTTGGCATTATATTTGGTTCCCAAATAATTCATCGCGGCTAAACCAGCTGCTTTACCAATAGCAGAATCCATTGGTCTAAGAACTATATGTTCTGGATTTCGATTACGAAAGGATTCTTCGGCAACCATTATCACTTGACCTGGTTCAGCCTGACCCTCAATTATATAACCATTATGAGCTATAGCAGCGTGTTGCCAATAGCTCATTTTGGTTGCATTTAATTCCGGGATATTTCGTATAAGATAAATATCGCCAGATTGGGATTTAAACATTTGCTTCTTTTGCCACATTAGCTTCGACAGATGCAGCGAAATTATAGATTTTATTATTTCCAGATAATCTATAATCTTCTACAGTCTTACTAATTCCTCGCCAAGCCAAACTAGAATCAGATTTAGCATAGTTATATGAACGAGAAGCATCTAATCCTGTAGATTCGCGAACAGTGTGAGAATTGAAATCTGCACCAAGGAAGATAAAATTCCAATTATATACATTCTCTTGATGTTGAATCTTAGACTTCACATCTTGTAATTTAAATCGCTGGCTTCGATTTTCTTCTCCATCAGTTAAAATAACTACAAGAACCTTATCTGGTCGAGCTACTTCTGGCATTCTTGATAGTTTCAGTCCAAGTTCATCAATTGTTTCACAAGTAGCATCATATAATGGAGTCCATCCGCTAGTCACATAATCTTCATCATTTAATGATACCTTTTGAATATCACCATTAGTTAAAACTTTTCTGATTGGGCGTTCAGCCTCTTGTACTAAAGCATTCCATCCAGGATTTCCACCCGTAAAAGAAATAACTGATAGATTACATTTTCCTTTAACTAATTTCTGACTAGTAATAAATTCCTTTAATGCTGATAAAGTCTTAGACCTTGCATCAGACATACTTGAACTAGCATCTACTAAAATAACAATCTCTGTATACGACATAAATACTCCTATTGAACTACTGGACCAAATACTTTCCAACCTAAAAGACCAAATAAAATGAATATTAAGTATGGACTACCAATGGGCCAGAAAAATACTGATACTGCCCATAATACCATTAATACCCAAAATAAAATTCCAATCGGCATACAACACTTACTTTCTAAAATTGAGTTGAAGAGAATTATCTTCTTTACTCAAGCTGTGAGGGCAGGAATTGAACCTACGTTTACTTGTTAGTATTATCCGATTAACAGTCGGAGCCTAGATACCAGCACTAGAACCTCACAAGGTCATTAGACCTAATTATTTTTCAATAATGTTTGGCATCCAACCATTATATCCCCAAGCATCATTCCAAGTTTCCCAAGACTTTGTATTCTTTTTGTATGGATTTGATGTCTTTGGTTTCTTCCATATCCAGCGAGCTTCATAACCATTATTCCACGCATCTATAGTTTGATTTGTTTGTGAAGAATAAAAAGTAAATAATAGTATGAATATTACAATTTTCATACATTTACTCCGCGTCTACGTAGCGATTTTCTTGCTAATCTACGCATTTCATTAACGCCACGACTTCTAATCTCTTCACGTAGTGAAGGAACCTTTCGTAGCATATTATCTCTACTAATATTACCCTTTGCAAATTCTTCAACTAAACGCATAGCAGTTGGATTTGAATCTAATAATTGTGACCAGTTAATCATAAAATGTCCTCTGTGGCTTTGCCACTAATAATTTTTCCACAAAACTTCAGTTCTTTTTTGTTTTCTACTATTCTGCCCCGAATTATTCGTAACAGATTTTTCTATCTTATTCCAATTATGCAATTTGCGATTATATAGGTCGCTATTATATCCACTAATTAAATGTTTAGCCTTGTGTTGAATAACAACATCTAAAAAATCCTCATGGTCCTTTTCTATCATTTCGTGTTCATAAACCTGCTTCGCGGAACGAGTTGATTGTAGATATGGTGGGTCATGATAAAAGAACCAATCAGCAGAATTATACATCTCTAAAACGTTAGTAGCTTTACGATTTAAAGCTGCTACTCGTTTACACCGCTCTACTATTATAGGTAGTTGAGAAAGAATTGTTAACCATGAATTTTCGTCTCCGGGTTTTCCCCCTCTCAATCTTTGTGACCAAGCAAAATCTTTTTTCATTCCTCCGCGACTAAATCTTCGTAATACTACCTCCTGTACAGCCATATCAACAAGAGTCATAAACTTGTTAGTTTTAAAGAAATTAAAATTGACCTCATTATATTGGATTTTATTTAATAAATCCAAAAATACTATTGGATGATATCTTAATGCTCGCCAAACATAATAAGTTTTACTATCTAAATCATTAATTATTTCTGTTGGAGATTTTTCTTTATTTAAAAATATAGAACCACCGCCAATAAAAGGCTCGGCATAATTTAATCTAGTATAGTTATTAGGAAATTCATCTAAAATAAAATCAATTAATCGTCCTTTACCACCATGCGTTTTTAATATACTACGAATCCGTTTCTTCTTCGTCTTTGACATCTTCATCCTCGTCATTAAATGGTTCTTCAAATTCAAAGACTTTATTAATTTCCCAATTAAAATTTTCCACTGCTAATGGAGTACTTAGGTCTGGAACATCAAAACTAAATAAGGATTCGGACGAAATTTCGCCTTCCATAACAGATGTAATATTTACATGATATGATGCGTTATCTTGTAAAGTAACTATCATAAAATTAGTATTTGGTGGCAATCTTTGCTGCCCAATTGGAATATCTTTACCAATTAAATAAATTGTAGCAATTAATTCTTCTACTCTAGGGTCTTTATTTTTATCCCAACTAATTTTTGTTAAAATATATTTCATGATTTTCCTATACAAAATTTATGAAACCAAAACAAAGCAAATTTATCAGCGATTATTTCTGTATGATATTTTTTCTTTTTACGAAGAAAGCCGGATAGATGCCCGACTTCATGCAAGTAATAGAAAAGAATGATATCTACTTCTTTAATTTCGCCAGAATTTAGAAGTATTGGACTTGTAGATAAGCCAAAGATTTTTGTGTGTGGTTCGTC